ATAGAACGTTCACTCGATAATTGCGATTCTACAATTTCTTTATTATCGCTCCATGCCATTCCGTCCTTACTATCAGGAATGAAATGTTTCATCTCGACTGTAACAGCCCCTAAGGTTGAGTCTTGATAAACATACTTTGGGTAGTGCAGATCACCAAATAACCCGCCGGGAGCTTCATCATTTGTTTGTGTGCTATCAGGCATTATGATTCCTCATAAACTATTGTTTTGCTTTGAAAATCGGGATTCGCTTCCTTATACGGTTTGCCTATAACAAGCGCAACCGCTTCCGCGTAATTTCCTATCGCCGCGTCTCTTGCCTTCAGCTTTTCTTCTAAAAGGCTCGCCTGCAATGGGGTCATTGTTAGTTGTTTTGTATTCGGTGTTTTCTTTTCTTCTGCCATTTTTTTATTTCCTTATATTATTATTAAAATTAGCTCCAGCTTTCTATTATCTGCCCATTGGTAACTTTTATATTGATTGGGTTATTGTCAGCAGTCATCAGATTAAACGTTTCAGTCTGTCCGCTACTCTTTAATAAACACCCGGCAACCGCATTCGCAATTGCCGTGGCCATAGCGTCCAGCGTTGGGTAATACTGTAATGAATTTGTATCAAGCGTAGCATAATTGCTGTGTGTATGGTTCCCGGCGGCTATCATATAAGCACTTGTTCCAACAATGGCATCCAAATCATTGTAAGAAATAGCAGCAAGGCTTTCATGTCCGTCAGAGTCAACTCTTAAGAAACCATTGCCTACGGGAATATGCAAAGCATCTGTTATACCAAAGCCGGTTATCGTTGTAGGCATATTTAGAATGCCTCCCCAAGGTACATGTTCCGCATAAGGTATAGTTATCTCATTACCTATTGCTGTTCCGTTCGCGTCAAGTAGGCCAATCATATTATCGTCTACCCAAAGATTAGCTCCTAAATGTGATTTTACCCATGTAGTAACTGGATAATTAGTAAGCGCACTCGCAATCGCTGTGCTCATAGCATCCAGAGTTGGATAGTATTGCAATGAATTTGTATCCGTTTTTACAAATGGAGTCGTTGTTGCATTCTTAAAGTCAGTGAGGTCAAGGCCCTTAACCCAGTTTTGGTATGCTACGCCAGTAAGTAAATCAGGCGTAACAAAATGATTGTTGACATAATCGGCTGTCACGTATGTTGTTTGCGGAGTGCTACCCTGCACAAGGAAGCCTCTACCATTAACCGAGTTTGATAAATTTGTTATGGCCGTGCTTATCGCTGTGCTCATAGCATCCAGAGTTGGATAGTATTGCAATGAATTTGTATCCGTTTTTACAAATGGAGTCGTTGTTGCATTGGGGAACGTGCTTAAGTCGGGGGCCGTGCCGGTTAGTCCCGTCCATGGAGTTGATGCTGAATAATTTGCAGTAGCGGCACTCGCTGAACTTCCGGATATGCTAATGGCAAAGTGCGTCCCATCATATCCTAATTGTGTATTTATTTCATCGTCAACATTTGCTAAGGTCAATATCGTTGGGGCCCCTGTAACACCGCCCCAAGGTACATGGGCCGCTGTTGAGGCCGTTGCGGCATTCCCTGAAATGCTAATCCCATAACTGCCGGCAGATAGGCTCAGATGTGTATCGATTATACTATTTAATCCGGTTGTTGGTGTATAGGCGGCCAATGCTGTTGAAATGGCACTACTTACCTGTGTGTTGGTCTGATACCCTTTGTTAGTAACCCAATCCTGTTTGGCGTAAGAAGTGAGTGTGTTAGTTATGGCCGTGTTCATAGCATCCAGCGTTGGATAATACTGTAAACTTGTTGTATCCGCTTTAATAAAACCTTGAGTATTAAGAACCTCCTGTGTGAGATAATGGTTAGCATCGTCATCATGCAAGAAAGCCATATCATTGTTAAATTGGCTCAAATCCGTAGGCCTATCAGGAATACCTGTCCAGGCTACAACCGAAGCTTCAGAGGCATGTTGTACATTTATGCCATATACTCCGCCCGAATAGTTCAGATGTGTATCTACGTCTGCAAGAGTAATTCCAGTTCCGGTACCGTCTTCAAACGTATACCCATTCGCTGTTGCATTTCCCTTTATAAACTTGCTGGCTACACAAGGTAAACGCTCAATTCCAGTATCTCCATACGTAAGCAGATCCCCTTTTGCAAGCGCGCCAAAGACAGTAGCCGGAATTGGCAACATTACGTTGCCGTTATTATCGTAATACTGTTTTGCTTTGGCATTAATAAAATTCGTAGTACCAGGTTGCATAAGGTTAAGGAAATATTCTGTAACGTCATTTGCTGTCGTCTGCGTTGGTACAATACTTTGATTATCGAATGCAATGCCCTTATCAGAAGGTAACTTTACTTTCAAATTTCCGGTAATGACATCGATAATAGCATTATCGCCATCATGTTGCAATCCGAAGTATTTGCCGGCATCCTTTTTAGTGCCAGCTTGTTTAATTATTGCTTCTCCATCTTTACCATCGGATGCGCCGCCTTTGCCAGGCCCAAGAATCACATCTCCACCATTACCAGTTCCATCGCCGGCACCGGCCCATAACTCAACCTTGCCGCCGTCTTTCCCGCTATTCAGGCTTGCGTCTTTGGCACGCAACAAAGCGTAAACCATAGCGCCAATATATTGTATCTGGCTGGCCATGTTGTTAATGTAAACTTCACCATTAACAGCACTGGTTATTGCTAATCCTATTGGCTGCGGAATCGTACTCTCCGGTGTATTTGCCGGATCGTTGGTAAAAGTTCCGTCCGTCTTGACGTATAATAATGTATTAATGTCAAATGCGCTTGTATCAATGCCGTTTACAATTCCGGTGCTAACATGCTTAATTACAAAATAATTTGCGCCTGCGCTTTCCAGATCATAGAGCTTTTTGTCAACTATAATTCCAAAAACAATATCGTCAATGGAATTTACTTTCTCTATTATCATACAATCTTGGTTCGTGTCCCAACCAGCATTAACGAAAGGCGTATTAATTATAATAGAGTCCGGATTTGAGCAATATACAAGACGCTCAAGAACGTTTACAGCTGTACCGCTGTTATTGAAAGTAGTCGCTTTTACAGAATATCCTATTTTATCCATTATGCCTCTCCAATTCTAATTGCTTCGAAATCCGTCTTACCGGGTATATGCGGGGTCATTGAAATAATTTGGTATTTATAATTATCCATAATAAAATATTTCAAAAAATCGTAGTCATTACCTTCGGCCGTAATTTCTTCAATCGCTCCCTTTACGGGGTTATGCCTATGGTATAACCAAAAATCCGCGAGTAATTGACCGGAGTCCATATATATGGGGGTAATAAGTTTATCAATCACTTTATACACAGACCGCAGGTATAGCTCATCCAAATTTACACTAAAGGTATATGGAACACTTGCAGGCCCGCTACCTGCATAAAGTATCAAAGTCCCGGAAGGCGGTAATGCTATAACGCCGCCATCTACATGTACCCAATATAACCCTTCAAATTCCCAACACTCTTTGACATAGTAGGTTTTTGAATTAATTGTATAGGTAGTCCCAGGATTAACTGCTATACTTGAAGAGAATACAGATTCAAATGGCCTGTTTAGCTTTGCCTTTATATCTGTATATTTCAAATAATTAAGAGAACCAGAGTCCATTAATGCACTGTAAAAACAAAACATAGGTGTTAAATCAATTACGGCATCCGAAGTTCCGGTATTTACTCCTGAGGTATATGGTTTCTCGAGTGTTGTTTTTACACGCACGAAGTCTATTACCTTATGTTTGTAATTTCTTCCATGATGCAACACTCTGCCTAACGTTTGTATATTATCACTGTTATTAAACCCTGATTGCGCACCGATATAAGGGTATAGCTGACAGAAGAAAGCGGTGTCTTTATTTAATAATCCAGTAAAACAGCCAAAGTCGGAAGCCAATTCTTTTAAAACATCGCCAAGGCTCGTAATGCTTTTCGTGTTGTCAAAAAATAACGGGCCTGAGTTAACATATAGTTCCTCAAATTTAATGTCACCGATTGGCGGCATAGCATTATCCCATCCCCAAAACTGCCATGTGCTGTTGAAAATCACATTTATATTCGGGCTTACTTTCTTATATATTTCTGTTATTAGCCAAGTTACTGAATACCAGCCGTAGTCTCTTGGCTTATTGACGTAATCAAGACCGTTGTTGAGTCCTAATGGATTAAGTGCGGTATCATTGTCATAGACCTTAATCTTATTAATTATGTCCAAGTCACTAATAAAGCCCGCCTTAAAAGTATGGTTATCAAAATTATACTGCATATCATCAGCGACCATGTAGGAAGAAAATTTCAGTTTATCGTTAATATATATTCGCAATTCCGGTAGTCCTGTCACGGTATTATCTTCAAAAAGATAATGCTTAATGGTTTGCGAAATATCGTTAATCGTCAACTGTACTTTGCCCGGAGTCATGAGCAAATTCTCAATATCAAAACTCCAAGACAAGTCGCCAAACTCGGATACAAATCCCGCAATATCTTCCGCGTTAATTGTCACGTCCGTACCGTCTTCATTACTTGTTGTGAATATCAACTCCCAGTGCAACTTATCAGGCAAATGGTTTTCACTTTTTGAAATTGTTATCTTAGGCACCGGTATACCTCCGCGCTATTTGAGCAGCCTTTTGATTAGTTACATATATGTCGTTACCTTTTATCGTGCTTTCAAGCTTCGTAGCTGTAGGTGTCTGTGTACGATTAAGGGCCATGAATAAGTTTGCATTAAGGGCGTCAAGACGGCCTGTAATCTCCTTCATGTTCAAACCACCGCTTCCATTGCCAAGAACGTCCATCACCCGTTTAGGTACAGTGTAAGTGGCGTTATTAAAATTAAACGGCACTTGAGGCGGGCTAAAATTCATTGCGCTTTTAGGCGTGACATTAACCAATTCGCCTGATTCCACCCAAAGTGGGAATTTATCATTGTCATAGCCCGGAGGAACAATGAAAGAACCGCCGCCGGACATCTTCATCACACCGTTGGGAGTACCCGCGAAGGTTCCGCCTTCATGTGCGGTTGGATCGCCGCCTAAACCCTTAATTAAAAAATTAAGAAAACCGCCGCCAGGTAAAAGCTGAAGGGCTTGTAATTCCAGCCACTTCGCTCCAATCATAGCCATATCGGATATGAGGTTACTTGCCATGTCTTTCCAGACTTCGCCCATGCGTTTTGTGAAATTAAGTCCATGCTCAAACATATTGTTAAAAGTTCCATTCCATGCGTTTTCAAGTTCTTGCCCGGCCGCTTCCGCAGTGCCCGTCAAAAATTGATGCTCCTTTTTATAGTCCTTCATATCTTTTTCTTTCTTGCCCTGAGCGTAATCATCCGTTTTGGCATTATTATCTTTCTGTCTTGAGTAGATATATTTGCCAACGTCAACAAGAGGGTTATTCGTATTATTCTTCCTATTTAGTTCCTCGGTTTTTTTGTTATTCGCTTCAATGCCGGCAACATCTTCAGCGAGTTGGTCACTCAAATAAGCCCTATATTCTTCAATAGAAAGTGCGTGGTCGCTTATCTGCTGTTGCAGAGTCTCCTTATTCGTCTTTATAACCTCATTTGCCGCGTCTTTTTCATTTTTTACTCGTTCATCATTTTCCTTTTTAGTGGACTTGGTAATATCGATCTCGGTTTTAGTTATTTCATCTTTAAGTCTTTTATAAGCGTCACTTTGAGAGTCAAAGTTCTTTAACAAGGATTGGAGGTAATCAGCTTTGAGGCCCAACGCTTCGGAATCGAGCATACCTTCAGCTTCATTTTGCTCTGTCATCAAATTGATACGTTTTATAAACGCTTCGGCAAGTTGAGTATTATTCTCCCGTTCTAAGTCGGCTGATTCTTTATTATAGTCTTGTTGCGCTTTTAATTGTTCGGTTTTTGTATCGAACTTTTTGGAAACGGTCAGCTTATCTTCAATGCTTTGTTTTTTCCGTGAGTTGTCATTAGGTATCTTGGCGGTTTCAGCGGCAAGCTTTGAGGCGAACAGTTCCCTTGCATCCTTATGCGTTTTGTTTTCTCCGGTTTTATTGGTATTAACGCCAACATCTTCAAGTTGTTTCTTCAGGTCTTTTACTTCCTGACTGGCTTTTTGAAGTGTAGGCACATCGGCATTTTGAGCTTGAAGCTTTTTAAGATTTGCCTGAGCTTCTTTAAGGTCGTTATTGAGTTCTTTAAGCGTTTTAACGTGTTTAGTCTCTGAAACACCCCCGGAGATTACATCACCCATCTTTGTTATTTCCGTAGTAATCCCTTTTATTTTGTTTGATGTTTCGTCTATGGTAGCATCGGCTGATTTCAAATTATTATTTAACTGTTCCCTAAATGTAAGGAAATGGTCGCCTCCAAGCATTTTACGCGGGGATTGGCCGGGTATTATATCATCAATAGTTCCATCCGCACTTCTTTTATTATATTCAGCATAAGTGGAATACTTAGTTTTAAGGGCTTCATATTGTTTTTTGCCCAAATCCACAATTTGGTTCTGCTTGTCTTGATAGATAGCGGCTTTTACCATCGATTGCATATAATTATCAAGCTCCACGCGAGCCGAAACTATTGCATTCTTTATGTCCTCATACTTAGTTTTATTTGCGTCTAAATTTTTAAAATAATTTGGATATTCAGATAGTAAGGTATTAATTGTATCTTTATATAGCTTTTGCTCATTCGCTGTTCTGTTGGTTTTATTTCCCAGCCCTTCTGTAGTTGTCGCCAACTCCTCGAATCGTGTTTTAAGAACAACGCTTTTTTTCTGTGCCTCTTCGAACTCTGAATTGATTGGGCTTATATCTTTGGTAGCTTCTGCCGCAAAAGGTTCAAGGGCACTTGTTATCATGTCTCCTATCTGTCTTTTGATTGTTCCAGTTATTACGTCAAACTTATTCTCTACCGCTTCCAATGGTGTAACAACAGAAGCCGCATAACCGCCAACCTTTTCGCTTAGCTTATCAAACATTACCGCCTGCGCACCTGCGGCATCGCCTGAATCAACCATCGATTTAATAGTTTTCTTTTCGTCATCGGTGAAAAGTATGCCGGCTTGGCGTAGGCGCCTAAAGCCTTGGTCAGGAGCTTCAAGTGCGATACCTACGCTAAGGGCCGCGCTTTTTAAGTCCGTTCCCATTCTTGCCGCAAGGTCTATAACCGTTTGCGTTGTTTTTGGAATGTCTGCTTTCTTGATATTTTCAAAGGTTAGTACAATACCCTCGGCATCAATAATGTCGTTAGTCTTAACCGAATTTTTATTGACCTCTCTTAAATTGTTTGCAATTTTCAAAACTTCAGATGAGGTCATTTCAGCGGAACGTCCGGTACTCTTGAGTAAGGCGTCTACTCCGGCCATCGCTTTTGTGCGGGCCTCTGAAGCTTCCACAGCCGATTTGAGGTAATCAAATCCCTTTGCAAGGGAGAATACCGAAACAAGAGCGACATTGAACTTTGAAACAAGGCCGGTAGCCTCTTCACCAAGTCCGGATAAGAAACTATTGCCTTTAGCGGGACTTTGTAAGTCCTTATATTTGCCCTTCAACACATCCGCATCATCTTCAAGTTTTTTTATTTGACTGTGCATACCTTCAAGCGATTCGGATTTGACACCTTGTGCAATTAATGTATTAAACACTTGGCGCAAGCTTTGAGCTTTACTCTCAATAATTTTTATTTGACCTTCAATTGTTTTTGTATCCATCAAAGGTTTTGCTTTCATAAATTCCGCTTCAATTGCTTTCGCACTATTCTTACAGCTTTTATCGATATTTTCGAAATCCTTGACTAAATGCGAACCGTCAAGGCTTACCTCCACGTAAACGCCGCCAATCTTTTTATCTGCCATTATAAAATTCCTTCTTTCTTAAAAATCAAATATTCCCTTTCCGCCTTACGCTGGCTATCAGTAGAACTTTCGCTTTCAAAGCCTCCCATGCCAGCGCATAAGCAAACTATATTCATGGCCTGTTCAAGACTTCTGTTATATTCTACAATACTCATTCTTTCAACTCTATTAACAGGCATATTGAAGAAATGAGCTATTAAGTGCCGGGCGACATCTCTCCCGATTGGTTTTCCATCGCCGGAACTTTTTTTTTAATACCGTCCGAATCAAGTTCAGCGACTGCAATGTTGGCCTCGTATATTTCCGCAATGCTCAGGTTATCCAGAATATACAGGGTATCCACTTTCTTGTATTTCTTCCAGAGTTTATACCTTTTTACGAAGGAGTATTTTCCCAATGCGCTTCTTTCAATTCGATAAGCTCGTTTAATGCTATCTGTGATAACGCGCGCATTTAATAAATTACCCCGCACTTTAATTTCATCTTCTGTAAGCGTCTGAATGTACTCAGACAAGTCAAGTACATCCCTCGCACTTCGGGCGGCGAGTTTATACTCTACCGCCCCAATTGTTATTGCGTTTTTCATCTGTTAGCTCGCTACCGATTGTGTTGCGCTACCGTTAACATCTATTGTACCAGAGTATTTTATCTCGGAATTGAAAGAACCTGATAAACTAAACTGGTAAATTGTACCGTTGCCCTCAAGAGCACTATCGGTTGTTACTCCGGCCTGAAACAATACTTTGAAGTCTTTTGCTACACCGTAAGTTGGCAATGTAGTTATTGCTGACAAGTCTACGGTTGATACGTTAAAACTTGCTTTTGCTTTTGGCGATGAACCAACTTCGTTTGTGATTTCACTGCTTAACACTTTAGCCGAACCCGTAATTGTTATACCGGTCTTAAGTGTTAGCGTGAATGGGTGGTAAAGGTCATCTTTTGCAGGGAGCAAGACGGTATTCTTTAACCAGAAACTTGAGCTCAAGGCTCTTGCTACTCTACCGGCAAGATATTCATAACCATTCCCGGCTGTCCCGCCGTCTGTTACGTCTATCTTATCGCCGTTGTGTTGGAATTCAAAGTCCGTAAGCGGATAAGTGATACTGTTATAAGTAAGTGAAATATTCTTGCCTGATAGTTTGAGGCCATTTGAATCTTTAAGTATGCCATCAAACTTGATTGAACTCGCTCCACGGCCGGCAAGGTATTCCTTGCTATCGCCGGTTGTTTCGGAATCAGTTACATCGATTTCCGAACTTGAATCCGAAGCGGTTATATTTTTTATGCCCACTCTTGACGCTGCCGTCCATCCGGTTCCTTTCGTACCGAAGTAAAGAGCTTGAGCCGCTCCCGACATTTTTAAGTTAGAAACTACTACTGGATCTGACATTATTTATTCTCCTTTAAATGAAAAAAGCCGATACCAGAGCGCGTTAACTTTCTTGCGCTTCCAGTACCGGCTTGATTGTTTCAATACCGATTATGTATTATTTATTTTATTGCTTTTGCAACTCTACTATGTATGTTGCTACATCGTGCTCCGCTCGATTGACTTTGCCGAGATTGACGGCCCTTGTCTCGATAACCGAAATGACGGCCCAACCATCTATAACGAGCCGGCTTTCACAATCATTAAATATCTTTTTACACTCTTTTATTATGTTTCCAAGTCTCTCTACTGAACTATTGCTATCATAAAAAGAAAATTGCAAATCGATTGTTAGGTATTCGTCTTCACTATCCTGTGAAGGGATTTCGTTGTATGAGAACACACAATAAGGTGTAGTATCGTTCGGGGCCTCATCATAAAACAGTCTTCCGGAAAGGGCCGTAATGAAGGCATTGTTATTAGCTTTCAAAAGGTTAATGATGCCCTTATTCACTTCATTTAACATTTAGAATTTCCTTTATTGTATCTATGCTATTATTTAATCCATCCCGTACCATGCGGGCAGGTTTGTTACCATACGTATGATGGAAATTACCTTCAGCATCTGAATACACCCAACCGCCCTTACGTCCGTTTCCATCCTCCGCATATTCGCCCGTCCCAAATTCTTCATAAGCCGCGTAATCAACAGGAGTACCGGCAAGGACGGACTTCTTTTCTTTATCTACCATTGAGACCATGCTACCTTTTAAGTTGCCGCTCTTTGTTGGTGTAATCGCCGACATATTGCTTACAAGAGTTTGACCTATTTCCGTTAGTTTATCAATCTCTTGTTGCTCAATAAATTCAACGGCTCCGGCTATGTCAATTGTGGATTTCATTATTTAATCAATACCACTGTTATTACTACCACGCCTTCAATGATTGTAGTCCAAAACCATGTATCTTTATAAAACGGTAATTCAACGGTTTCTACTGTTTTCATTGTAATCGTTTTTATGGTTTCGATTATTTTCTCTTTGAAGTTTATGGCCAATTCAAAATAATTCTGCGGCGGATAATGATATTTAATTTTTATCTGTAAAGAATCTTTCTCGAAGGTTGTATCCGCGCTCGCTGTAATGTTCTTAAGAGTATCCACTTCGCCAGTTGAACTATCCTGTACGGCAGTATATGAAGTATCGAGCTTAGCCTTTAACTTGCCTTTTACGGCCGCATCGTTAAACGTAGTGGTCGTTTTACTTGAGGTGTCTACTGATGTTACGGTTTGCCCCGGAACGAGCTTGTATTCCGTTCTTACATTAAATAGAGACCATGTAAGAGCGCAAGCAAGAACGATAATTATTCCGATTAAGTATTTATTGTTCATAACTCCCTCGAATTAATGTAATACTCATTATTGAAGTAAGTGTTAAGTTCCTTGATACGTCTATCGTGTAACCCTTTGCTGTATTTGCCGCGCGAATAAACTATTTTCATAAAGTTGTACCGGATTGAACCGGCATCGTTATTGTTGATGGCTTTCCGCAAAGGCTTCTTAATTGCTCCGCTGTTCCAAGACAAACAACTGGTTGCGTCAAATTGGTTGGGCTTCATCATGCGAGCCTGCCATCGATTAATCGGCTTCGTGAAGTCATTAATACGTCTTCTAAGACTATCTCTGCATTGTTGTTTAGTCCAAACCATACCGGCTTTTACGCCTTTTGTTTCTCCATAACCAATTGACCATACTTTTGCAAGCTTATCCCAATAGGCCTTTGTTTGCAGGCTCTCAAAGGATTTTATCATATCTACACCTTTGGGGCTCACTTGCTGGTTATAGGACTGTCCATAAGCCAATACGGCGCACAGAACGAATATCCAGGGGATTAGTATTCTTCTCCAGTCCATGTTACACACCCGAATTAAATACCAGGTAAACAAGGCCCAAGTAAAGTACCGTCATAGAGGCCAAGCACGTAGCGAATATTGCTACGGCCGCACTGTTACCTTGACCCGCAAGTTCGCTGAACTTAATCTTATTACAAAGATGCTGAACCATATTGCCGCCGAACGCTATTAAAGGTATACCAACTGCATACAGGAATAAGAAAAAGATAAACTTCAACAAATTCCCTTTACCCGCCTGCGCTTCGGAAATTTTTTGATTATCCTCATCAATAGCGGGCTGCAGCTGTTCTTTTAAATTATTGTATTCGGCAATAAGCGCATTTTGCGTTTTAACATCTTTGGCGGCTTTTACCTGTTCTGTTTTTAGGTTCAGAATTTCATAATAATTGCCGACCTCGCTCTGTAACTTTTGCAATTCAAATTCGCTCTTAACCTTGTGCGGCTGGTAGAAATAATACGATACGGCTATAACAGCCAATAAAACTATTGCAATTAATTTGCGTTGTTTGTAGATGAAAGTTTTTACTTCCTCATATAATTTTTTCATAGGTTCCTCCTAATGTTTAGTTAAAAATGATATTATAATTCCGGCCGCAAAGATTATAATCGCAATGGCCCCGGCCGCATAGCTCCATTTTGATTCGAGAGATTTAATTCGGCTCTCATGGTCATCTTGTGTTTTCTGAGTGACTTTATTAAGTGTCGTTAGCTCAGTTACGCTGTTAGCTATTGCATCGAGTTTTTTTTCAATTCGTTCGAGTCTGTTTTCTTCGCCCATTATTGATTACCCTTTTCGATATAATACTCAATTTCGTTGATTACAATTTTCTCGAGTTGTGCCGCTCTTGCCTCGCTTGCGGCTTTTCGGGCATCGCCTAAATCCGTCAACTCCTTTATGCGAGCTCTATAAGCCTTGTATGCGACATCGTCAGGGTTGGCAATCCCAAGGTTTGTTAGCTTAATCTCGTCACAATATGGGTATTCACTTTCAATCGCTATGTCTGTTTCTTTGTTAATTTCGGTTCTATACGGTACGTATTCGCCTGTTTGGATATAAACCCCGTCAACTAATTTGCTTACATATATTCCCATTTTGTTTATCCTTTTACAAATCAGTAAAGCTGAAACGAAACCCGATGCCCCAAGACGCATCCGAACGAGCGTTGAACAAGCCCAGGTTGAACAAGCCGGCAGGGGAGCCAAGGCTCCAAGCGCCGCCGAAAACCGGCACACGCTCTCCGGAAGCGGTCACATAAAAGTAATTATTATCATAATTAGCGCCTGTGCCGCCGTTAGGTAACAAGCATAAACCTTTTAGGTATCCCGGATCGCTTCCCGCGCTTAATACGATATTAACAAACGCATTCGGAGTGTTGATACTACAACCGCTATCCAAATAAGCGGATTCAGCTTCCTGGTAATTATTGCCGGCTCCGCCGGCTCCATTTGTGCCTACAAAGATACGTCCATCTACCATCTTCATGCCGCTAAGCCATTCCCAGCAATTTCCCTTTAAATCGAAAATTCCCGCGCTGCTTCCGTCATGGCTTGTCATTCTGCCTCCGCTTCCAGTTGCCCATATACCTTCCAGCGAGTGATTAGCAACAACGCCAGGCACTTTTAACTTCCCCCATACCTGTTTATTGTTAGTGTCCTGTCCATAATTTGTATTACCAGAAGGGAAATATGCGTTTTTCTGGCACCATAAAGCCAAGGCTGCGCGCTCTGCATTTGTCATCAGATGAAATTTTTTCTCTCCGGTAAAGTTTTTTGCTTCACATGCGGCTTTAGCATTATCATAATTAATGCTTATCCATGGATATTTACCAGGTAAACTTCGAGCAATAGAGTTGACATTACTTGACTGGTAAGACGCACAATAAAATCCGGGAGAAATTCCATTTGGAGCTCTTGGGTCAAGAAAAGCGTAAAACCATGTAGTTGAATTCCACAAATTTATTGGATCCCAGCAAAATGCCGGCACAAAATAAACATAATCCATTACGCCATTTTTGTCTTTCACAAGGTAATTGTTCGGCATATCCAATGGAATTAATCGACTATTATTATCAACAGCCTGCGGATTCAAAATATTTATGTTGAACCCTGTATTCTTAACGATTTTCCCTGTTGCGCCGGAAAAGGCAACAATCTCGCCATCTACGCTACTGGAAGGCGCAGAAGCCTTAGTGTCTACATAGGCTTTAACCGCTTTCTGAGTCGCAACTTTAACATCTGAATTATTCGTTAACGCTGAATCCGTGTCAAGATAAGACAAAGGCATTTGTGCAACGTTCGTAACGCTACCTAAACCAAGCATGGCCGCTGTTACGCCGTGCGGATTACCTGCTGTTTCTTGACTGTGGTCATAAGCCGTCTTGCCTCTATCGCCACGGTAAGCCGTAGAGCTGGTTTCGCCAAGCGCAATTGTATCTGATATGACAACGTAAACAGTACCGCCCCACCGATAAGTTATATTGGTATCTTTTGCAATATATATCTTACCACTTTCTCCGGTTGCCGGAAATGCTGTTACCGAATCGTATTCGAGTACGTCATCAACATAAGATGGCAATTGAGCCGCCGGAACAATCCCGTTTACTAAGTCCGCTTTTAAGTTCAACGCTGTCTGCGTTGCCGCTGAAATAGGCTTGCTGGTATCGCTTGTATTGTCAACATTTCCAAGTCCAACCATATTTCTGGTAACCCCGCTTACGCTTCCTGTGAAAGTCGGGTTGTTGAACATTGTTGCCTTGCTCTCATTAGTAACATTATCAATGCCTAAAGCTGCTTTTGAGGCTAAAGGCAAGACAAGGTTAAGTACCGGAGCTTCAGGAGTACCTGTAATACTCGCACCCGCGTTACTACCAATGGCGCCAGTCGTTACCGTCCCAATCGTGAGGTTAGGCGTAACACCTTGCGGAATTTTGAAATGCAAATCCGCTTCAAGTTCCGTCCCATTATTAACCACTTCTGCCGCTTGGTCCGAATCAACACGTTCCGCGCTAACGCTTTTAATAGTGGCGGCCGCTCCGGGTAATCCCTGTTCGGCTACGCTTAATAGTTTAATTTCGTCTTCACTTACGATATTAATTGTTAACTGGTCTGCCATTCTAAAGTCGCCTCCTTAATGAATGTCGCCATACCCTCAAGTATTGTTTCTACAGTAGTCGGATACTCAGCCTTGAGGCTCCAATACGCGCTATTGAGAATGCCTCTTGTATTCTCTTTCGGTATGGTTAAGATAATCGTGCTTATGCCTGCAACAGAATCATAGCTGTAATTAACGCCCATGGTTATCAAGGGCAAGCCGACCCCTTTCTCTTCGCGTATATGCGCATATAATGGGATATTTCGGAAATCAAGGGCGGTTGTCATCTTAAGATAAAACCCTTTCCCTTGCCGAATAAATATATCATGTTTGGCGGGTATCATAACGCTAATACCTCCTTAATAATGTTCAATGTTGCTACCATAAACTTGGAACCGTTTAATTCCTTACGTATAATTGGCGAAGCGGTTACTTCATATTGTATGCTATCAATAACCAGCAAATCGCCTCTCTTAATGTCAGCAATGTCACAAGTCCAGACCGGCTGTATTTCTTGGCCCATCGCCTGATTATAGATGAATTGACGGGGCTTGAGACTGCTTAACAGGCCTTTAATATCCTTGTCATATTGGTATTCGCTTGTTATGGAGCCAAAGTCATCTGGCTGTTGGCTAAGCTTATACAGTTTCGCCGTCATATCGTAAAATGCGCTTATTGCCATTTCAGTTTTTTGTAACCTTTCAGTAATGGATCAACCTGCGTTTTAAGGCCATTCTCAATATCGTTATCCGTATAAGTAACACTATGCTCCGGTACTGATTCGCTTTTTATTTGTTGCGAGTCATAACTTTTCAAGTGCAATCCAATAAATTTTATTGTGGCCATTTTTGCCATCTGCGGATAACCAGTAGTAAAATCGTTGTTGGTATATTCGCGGACATAGTCTTCAGCCGCCGGAATAATCATATCAATTACCGGGTCTTTGCTTTCGTCTGCTATTTGCAGAACGCGCTTAACTTCCGATGTTGTTACTATTGCCATTGTCTGTTGTCTCTGATTCTTGAATTCTCGTGATTAATTTATCTCTCCCGATATTCGGGGCGAACGCTATCCCTTTCCCGGTAGCATAGTTTTTCAGTTCATCGTCAGTAAGGTCTGAAAGTGCCACGGCTTCATTTTTTTCAGTATCTTCTATAGGAGTAATATCAGAATTGTTTACTCTTTCGGGTAGCTCAACCATCCCATTAATAGGACGGTATATTTCGCCTTTAAATATGACGTCTCTGTTGCCTTTCACATTATGTTTAACCATTTCGATTTCCTTTTGTAAAACAAGCGGGGTTTTCGAAAACCCCGCTATTGGTTATTGCTATGATAAGCTAAATACTCCCATTGTTGATGAGTTTCTAATTTCAAGTGTATACTCGCCTACGAGCATTCCTTTCTGATTATCTCCAGATGCAGATAATGTTCCATAACTCAAAGCTCTCCCCTGCAACGGTTTTACGGATATACGTTCTCTATCAATCACGTATATGGATTTTAGCGGCGCGTTAGGGTCAGTTACTAAAGAAATTTGATGACCATATTTTGAGGTATACTGCTTAACAGTTCTACCAATATTTGGATCATCATAATTTTTATTGAGTCTTGCAACGCCAAGGGCAACGAAGCAATCGATAGTGGAGGGGTTTAACCATGCCTCCCTTATGGTCCCGCCATTCTTTTCAAGTTGAAGCAGAAAAGCATCAAAATTATCGCCATCAACCCCGGCATTTGTTCCAAATGTTGAGGCTGCCGGGCAATAGCCGTTTGCTTTTATGAAATAATCTACTCCACCCATAACACGTGGGGTTGTGTTATCCGATGGAGCAACACGAATGTTTTTCCAGATTGCACGGCCAAGTCCGAGTCTCAGTCGATTCATTTTATTAAGCACTTCGTCTGCAAGTACGTTTTCGTTTAATTCATTAGTAACAGCAAGTTGAGTTCCTGATATTTTAACGAAATCTTGCAAAATTTGTGTAACATTATAGCGTTCGATTTTGGGAGTATAATCGCTATCTTGGTAATCGGCGGATTCAACCTCTGCGTTTGCCATAAAGTCAATAGTCTTACCCGAAGCGATGTCGGCATCAGCGGAACCGCCAAGATGAGTAGTTGTGATATGGGTTGTATCTGTTACAGCGGTAACTTTTTTTATTTGACCTTCTACTGATATGATCGAATTAACTTTCAAACCTTTAGTAGATGCGATAACCAAGACTCCGCCAGCTGTTGTTTGTGTATAATTAGAACTTAAGGTCGTACTTATTGGAATCCTTTGGTCATCCCACCAAAAATGTTTTGTATTAGTAGCGGGTGCTGTTGTTCCGAGCATATTAAGCAGAGGTGTTTCGGGTAACTGAATTCTATCAAATTCAGCCGACACATCTCTTTTGTTATGAACTACATCATAACTTAGGATACTAGGCATTTAAACCTCCTTGGGTTTCATCGTGAGTTAATTTATATTTAAGCGAGTCGTGAATACTCGCATTAGGCGGTAATGAATCAGAGACGTTTCCATCCTTATTCCCGGTATCAACCGTTGGCGCACCAGTTCTTTTGGTTTCGCCAAACAAATCGATATACTTTTCTTTGTGACCTTTGATAAGCTCGTCAGCACCTTTTACCTTGCCGTTATCGAGTTCAACCTTGCTTAAATCAAATTGCTGTGCGAGCATATCAAGATAACCGGGCTTTGCTCCGGCCTCCATTAATGCCTCCTTAACAGCGAATCGTTTTGTAAGGTCTACGCCGTCCGCTTCCGCTTTCGCGAGTTTTGCCTGCAATTCGGTAATATTCTTAGTTGCGGCTTCATTGTCTTTTACAAGCGGTTTGAGCTTACCAATCTCTGTGGTAAGTGAATCAACTTGCGTTTTTAAGGCTTCTTTAGCGGTTGTAACCTCATCAAGCCGATATTTTGGAATCAAATTCCCATCGTCTTTGATTATTTTTACATCGCCAAGTTTAGCCGTTACCTGATTGAAGAGTTCCTCTCCGAGTAATTGTTTTAACCAATCCATTCTAACCATCCTTTTGTTTTGTTTATGTTTCTTGTTACGCTTTATACGCGGTTGCGTCCGCTTACAGTCTCTTGTTGTTGCCCGGTAGATACCAGAACCGGTAAACTCTATATGTCAATAAAAAAGGCCACCGAAACGCGTTTATGCGTTCACAGTGGCCTGATTGTTTCAGTACCTGTACTGTACTTATGTTATTGTAGCGGGTGAAGGATTCGAACCTACGACCTTCAGGTAATGGGCCTGACGAGCTGCCTCTGCTCTAACCCGCTAAAATTTTATTAATTATTCTCTGCCTCTGGTTTAACCTGTTCTTTTTTTTCAAACAGTTGTATTTTACCGTTTTGAATCTTTATTACGATCTCACCAAAACCCGACTCCGGCAATAGTTTAAGGCTTTTCAATATGTTGAGTAGAGCATTAATCATTGTCTTAATCCTCAATCGGTTCAGCTGGCTTAAATACATCGTCTACCCATCTTTTGGCCATCCCAATGCAAGAATAAGGGCTGCCTTTATAATGTGAAGACATATCTATTTCACCTTTATCGTTTTCTTTGGTTACGATTATCAAAACGTTATCAAAGACGAGAGACAATTCTTCTACTGATCTCTCTACTAATTCTAAGTTGGACTTATCTTTGCCGCTCAACATTACGCCGCCTTCCAATATTTCATTTTAATACCTTTACTTTTTTGCCAGTCTTCAAAATCTTGAGTGACTCTCTCTTTTGTAATGTTATCCAAGCGAATGTTTTTAGCACCGGCAATTCTAACAACTTCATCGCATCTGCAATTAATAACATTTGCCGCACTTCCGCCAACACCCGGAGCCTGCAACAACTCGCCGCCTACATGGAACATGCCGTTTTCATCGGCCGCCTGTCCATCCGCTTTTGCATGGGCTTCACGTGTTAAGCTATCAAGAACACAATGCCAAACCCTTTTTATTTCAATGCCAAGCCGTTCAGCCGCGTTCATGGCTTTATCGTTAGCCTCCATACGTCCAGTGCTCTGTGCTCTATGCCCTTCGGTTCTTACAATACACGCTACTTTACCAGCGGCAATACTTGTTCGTGCCTCAATCGCGTTGGCAATAGTTGCATATCCCTTACCTTGTGAAAAGCCGGTTCCGAGTTCTTGCTGTAATATGCGTATATAATCGTTCGAATGTTGAACAAGTCTTTCATCCCAAGTAATACGGTCATAAGGGTTTTCCAGTGCGGCTTTTACCGAGCCTTCGTTCAAAGTTCCAAATCCGAGTTTAGCATCAAGGACATTTTCAAGCGTAAACGCATTGGAGTAAAACGCATATTCCATCTGCCCGGTTATAGTTTCACTAACCAACTTTAATGTCCGCCCTGTTAAATCTTTTATTCTTGCCGCAATTTGGTTTTCAAGGTTGGCAAGCCTCTGATACTTCATTACATCCGCATAAGAAGGTTTATCTCCAACCTTTTGGAACAATGCGCCCAAGTCGCTCTGAATGCCTTGTAAAGCGTCCGCGTACATGGCACCAAGCTTTCTCTCATTGCTTATTATTCCCTGTTCGCCGAAACTTTCACGGAACAGCTCAAGCATTTTCTTTATTTGCTCGATTGCCAATTTATCTTTATCGTTAATTGGTTTCATTAAACAACCGGCTCCGGTTTCTTGTTTGCATTTACATTCACATTCGCATTCTTGAAATCGCTTAGATTTAGCTTTGGCTCATTTTCTTGTTGCTCTTCAATCCGCTTTAATTCCTCGTCTGCATCCTCAACCCATGGGTGATGCTCAACAATTGTTTTACGGCTTAGAATTGACAGGCTATTAACACCCATCTGTACAATTTGCAATTGGTTAGCGATAATGGACTTGTTAAACTTAAAAGTAAGGTTTTTATAATTGTACTGTTTGTGCTGAGTAAGATTTATCCACTGCGTGACAAATTCAAAGAAACCCTCAAGTGCTAAGTTAGCATAACGAATAAAGGCATCCGCTTTTTTATCAAGACCATTATAAACAAACTCCAATGCGGCTCCCGATTGGTCACCAATTGTATTCTCATCGAGCGTATCTACGCCGCGGCCCAATAGGAATATTAACTTACGCGTAAGCGTCAGAAACTTATCTCTTGCCTCTACTGGTATATCCGCTCTTAGGGCTTCAACATCGCCCTCGCCGTCCACAATAACGCCCTTGTACATCCTCATGTTTATCATAGCTTCGCGCAATGATTCGCCAGCATAGCCTTTAAGCTTCCAGACAGCTTCCTGAATTTCTTCAAGGTTATTAGCAAAATCGCTGTAAGCAAGGTCGTAAATATCGATCAACTCTTTTATGTCCACTAAGTCGGAGGCACTTTCTTCGTTATTCTGAAGTGCAACAAAAGGGACACGGCCCCATGAGAGGGCTTGCGTTTTATCCGGGCTTGCTGTGTTAAACTCATACCAATGCCAACAAGGGTTGGGGTTGCAATCTTCATCAAGGGCCCAATTGTTATTAATGTCTTGAGACCAGTATTCTACCTTCTCTTTATCCCACCATTCGAGTTTATATCGAGTATTCCTTTGGCCACCTGGCGAAATAAGTTCGTAAGTATAATATCGTATTACATATAATAGCTCACGTTGGTAACTGCTATCATAAACAGGTATGATTTCGTTTGCAGAAATGACTAAATAATCAAACTCGCCCATTTCGTTAATAAAGGGATGAAGCCATGCAACACCTTTGCAAGATGCTGCTGAAACAACCTCCGGCATCATTACATCGAAACGATAACCGATAATGTCTGTAATAGCTTTTAAGAATGCGTTATTTTTATCCGAAGTATTAACGACAACAGGACGGCCCGCAATATACTCCATCTTCTGCTTTACCAGCAACCGGAAAAACTTGACGGGGATTTTCCTGTTAACGCATTCTTTATCTTCTCTGAAGATTCCTTCCGAGTATGTTGCATTTCCCCCGCCCTCTGGCCTTGGGTGGTCATAGAAGCCTTTTTTGCGTTTCAGTATATCTTGGTCGCCACGGTAATAATTGTCTCCAACGCGCATCATCTTCTTACTGTGGCTTGTTAAGTCATCATTGATGATGGTGTTGAATCTCGTATTATCCAGTTGCGCTTTGTCAGCGAATAATTTCAGTTTTACTATATCGGTATAAGTTAAGTACATTTATTTTTTTACCATCTAAAAGTATTTGTTGTTATAAACCTTTCGGCTCCATATCGCATTGCGTCCATAATGTGGTTGTAATCTCCAATTGGGCTATTCATTAATTTGCCCTCTTTGTTCTTGTCATAAGCATAATTCGAAAACTCAAGTGCTGTGTTGGTACACTTAGGGTGAACGTATATTCTAAACTGTTTAAGAAATTGTATCCCATTCTGTACACTGTCCTTACCTTTCACGGCCGCTTTAATCCTGCGTATACCATAACCTTTTATCTCTGCTATACTTTTGGGCTCCGCTGAGTCCGCTGTTATTATTTCTTTCTCACAACCCTTGTATTTCAGCATATCGGCTATTTGGTTGTTAAGCATTCCCGCCTGGTAATGCTCATCAAAAATAAATATTTCTTTTTCTTTTAAATCGATTAAGAACCTTATAAAACCAGTCGGATCTGTTGTATAGCCAAAATCAAGGCCATTGCCGGATTCGATGCCAGGCCGTTGCTGAATAATTTCCTTATAATCAAAGTTCTTTTCCTCCCAATTGTCATATACGAGACCTTCCGAAATACCCCATTCGCCAAGTCCTTCAACCCTGTAACGGCGGGGAAACTTGATCTTCATGTCTTCATATAACTTCTTATCGGCCGCATCAAAGAACTCGTTAAGCATGTAATTCGTTGTTAACGCAAGTATGTTATCGGGCTCTTTAACATCAAAGAAGCGTTTCTTAGACCAGTGCTTTTCACTCCACGGGTTAAACGTACATGTTATTTGTTTGAAGTAAGGTTCGGGTAATTCGCCTCTGACACTTAAGTCAACTTTGTTGAAATCGTCTTCATTAAGCACCTGGTAAAGTTCCTCAAACCAGCACCAACACAAATAACCGGTTTCAACGGTCATAGAGGTTATGGAAGTCGGGTCATCGAGTCCGCGGAACAGAATCTTTTGGCCAGTTGGCTTATATACCAATTGCACAGGCGAAGTCGTGCAATTCCATAAATGCCTTACTCCTAAACGATTAATCGCCCATATCAATTGTGCGTATGTGCTGTCTCTATGGTCTTTGAAAATCTTACGTATAACTAAGAGATTAGCCTTGTCATATTTCATTATGTTAAGAACAAACCACAATGCCGCAGTTGTGGATTTTTTCGAGCCTCTACCGCCCTTGACTACTCTGTAACGGCCGCGGAATCTCCAAAATTTAGCGTAACCATTACCAACGATATTTTGCAGGCTAACATCCATTAGCCGCCGGCTGGTTATTGTTATCGTCTTTCAAATCGTCAACGAAAATTACACTTACGTGCTCATTACTCTCCACCTTGTCGGTAAACATCTTAAGATATTTGCCTGCAAGTTCTAACGACCTTGTCTTATCATATAATCGTATTTCACGCTCAACGCCCATTCCCGCAGGAGTTGGAAACTCTTTAACCTTCACACTCGCTACTGCGGCAAGGTCATCTTCGTTGGCTCCCGTGTTAATTGTAGCATCTTTGAAATTAATTACATCGCGCGGGTTGACGAACGCCAAACGTCCAAGTTCTCTTAACACCCTATCGATACTAACGCCCGACCTTTTTGAGGCTTCGGCAAGTAATCTGTCTCTATACGCGCAAACTTTAGCTTTTGTTAGCAACCGACTTGCCTGTTGCGCCGCCGCTTTAGGTGCAAAACCAACACGGATAGCGGCTTGCGTTGCGTTCAAGTCCTTGCAATACTCCTCTACGAATCTTCTTTGCTTATCAGTAAGCCCGTCTTTGTTGGTTATTTTTGGCATTCTTGATTAAAAAATGTAACTATTTAATAATTTTGGTTGGAACTTAAATAATTAAAGAAGGCAAAACTACCTATTTCTTTGTAGGCGGTTTTGCTCATTTGAAGTTTTGGAAATAATTCTTTCAATCCCCTTAAATCCTATGCAATAGGCTTCGGAAAGTTTTCTTATGGACTCGCAACGTTTATAGTTCTTGCGCAATTCTTCATACATGGTGATTATTTCCAGGTCTCTCATGGCAATATCAAGGTAAGATTTATCACGCTCAATAATTCCAAGAATTTTTATCGTCTCTTTTGTTTCGGGAGTCGGATTGCTCAAATAAACAGTTTCGTGGTATTTTTTTAATTCCGTTAAATCCATATAAACAGTATTACCCCAAAAAGTATTGTTAAAACTATGTTCAATATTTCCCATCTTAACCCCTCGCCTTTTATCCACCAGCGATTGCCGTCTATATGCACGGGAATATCAATCAGTAAATGGAAGGCCCATGCAAAAAGCAAAGAGCATTGGCTCAAAGATAATCCGCAAAAAGGAACAACGACCATTACCAGGAATAAACATGTACTTATAACCAGTGCCGGCGTTGAATGCGCTACATTATACCAATTCCAGAGTGTCCGGTCATTATATCGCCGGCGTTCAATCTCCCCGATTATATCCGGCATGGCGCCGAAAACGGCCGCCATGCCGTACAGGCCTACGGCCTGTATTAAGGGTAATTGTTTATGTTCTATGAACAAAGTCGTTTGCATAGCTATTATTCCATGCGCCGCGTGTGAAGCCGTATCCATTTATGCCGCCTTATTTTGTTTTTCTTTCATGGATAGTCTATAATTGCGCTGGTATTCATTATAACATCGGTTACATTCTCCGGTGATAATACTCTTCCCTTTCAATTTTTTTACACGCAGATCCGTTGAACCGCATTTCCGGCAATGTGTAGGTATCGCTTTACCGTTCTTAAGAAGGTGCGAAGGTGAACGGCCGCAAATACTCGGATTTATATCACCTGTACGCATTATAAGATTATGACAGTACCTAACACTATCACCGTGTTTTGTGTATACGGTTTTCTTTCCGCCGCAAAATTTGCAGTTTTCTCTTTTATTGTATTGTTCCATTTATTCCTCTTAATTTGTTTTCGGTTTCTAAAATTGTTTCAAATATTACTTTAGCAACTTGGGGAACAATTGAGTTCCCTAAGCTTTTAAGTCTGTCCACCCTATTGGGTATCCTTGCATCCATTCTACAAAGCTCGGTTGCAACTTCAAACGGATTTCGGTTCCATTCTCTACTGCATCGGCTAAGCTGTTGGTCATAGGATTGCGCCCTTTTGCTTTTGTGCGGCTGGATGCTCCTTTGTAGTCCGTTGTTGTTGGCGTTGGCAATAATCCAAATCCTGTCTCTCCTGTGTGGCGCACCAACGGCTGAAGCTGGAATAATAAACGGTTGTATCTTGTAACCT